CAGCAACCGCGACAACAATATCGGCCAACATCTTCAGCACGTCAATGATTGGTTTCAATGCCGTCATAAGACCAGGCATCACAGCAATCAACGCGTCAAAAATTGGTTTCAACGCACCGATAACGTTGGCCAACAATGGCCCGATTTGGGTAATGATAGGCATCAAAGCAGAGGCGAGGTTGTTGATCACTGGGAGCAACGCTGCACCAATGGTTTCCTTGAGCGAATCCATCGCGACTTTGAAACGGTCAAAAGGGTTAGCGGTTTGTTCAGCAGCACCCTTCACCGAGGTTGCGAAATCGTCAATGCCGCCCTTAGTTTTTTTCAACTGAGGAGCAAGCATATAAAGAGATTTTGTGTTGCCGTTCTGCGCTTTAACGAGCGCACTCATAACAGCATCGAGAGGTTTACCCGAAGCGGCTGCACCGTCAAGAGCGATTTGCAACAACTTCTGTCCACCAGCCAACGAGCCTGTGCCACGCACAGCGTTCGCGAGAGCCGGTCTGAGATTGTCGTCGAGCTGGCCGGTAGCCATAGAGAGCTTCTGCACGAACGCTTCGTTAGTGGCAATCTGTTCTTTAGTCGCACCAGTGGTTCGAGTTAATTGTTCAGCAAGAAGTTTCTGACTTTTAGCATCCTCAGCAGCAGCCTTAACAGACTCACCAATACCCTTGATCGCTAACGCAACACCAGCAGCACCGGCAGCAAAACCGACCATCTTTTTGATAGAACCGCCCAGGCTACCAAAAGACCCTTGAGCCTTCTTAACACCCGAGTCATCAAACTTCGTAGCAATAGGGAGAATAATCGCCATTATTTGTAACCTCTGTTCGCAATTTCAACATACTTTTTAACGACTGCTTCAACGTCAGCCTCGAGCTGCCCTTTGTGGTGTTCCAGCGCAGGCCATGCGTAACGTGATCCACGTCCACCAAGTTTGGAAACCATCGCCGAACCCTGGCCGTTCAAACGGTGGCGGCGAATGTTTCCATAACGGTCGGTATAAGGTTTCGAGAAACCCGAACCCTTGTCACCTTTACCAATCCAAGAACCGGAACGGCCAGCAATATCTGCAATCACAGTCATCGGAGCCATAACCTTCACCGACACCAGCGACGAAACACCGCCGCGAGTATTGCCACCAGAAGCAGTGCGGAACTGAACAGTGGTTTTGTTAGCAGCCACAGTGCCACGTTTGCCCACCTGGTTGTTCCAACCGTAACGACCCTTAGTATTCATACCCGACAAAGGTGCAGTGGTCGGCAACATCGGTTTGATAAGTTGTTCGGCCTGACGGCCCACAGCTTTAGCATCACGCAAAAACTGTTTGCGCAAGTCAGGGTCGATTTCCTTCAACGCTTTGTTAATGGCACGAATATCGGAAGCCAAAAAATCCCTAGCACCAACGCCGACGAGTCCACGATCGTTGCGCGCAGTAGGAACATAAACTTCGAAACCGGCCATACATCAATTCTACCTTCGCCAAATTGTTATAAAACTTGCACACAAAACAGCCGAAAAGCATTAGGCTGATACCAAGCCACGAGAGAGGAAACCAAATGGCCGACCTAAAGAAACTAATCGACGAATACCGCGAGCTTGTAAAAGCAATCGAGTTTGGCGAACGCACTGAAGCAGTCAACGCTGAATGGATTGACTGGAACCAGGAGAACGCTGAAACACTGCAAGGCCTCGGAATCCACACCTACGATCTATTCGACCAGGTGTATTTGGAACTCGAGCATCTTTTCTACCCGACCGATACCCTGAACAAAGTCGTTGAAGAATGGCACCGCGAGAACAGCGTGAAGCTACTTGAAAAAGGTCTTTACAGTTATGACGAAGTTTTCACCGCCATCGACAAACTAACAAACACTTACGCTGTCGGCACCAGTGAGCAGTTGAAAACTGCGCTCACCGAAATCGCTGCCATTCCCCTAATGACAACCGAAGTGTTGCAGGAGATTATTTACGAAGCGAGCCGTGGCCTCAACCCTCACGCAATCGAAGGTCTAACCAAAGTCACGATCAACGTCTAACCCCAAAAGAAAGAATCCCCTGGCCAACACCAGGGGATTTTTTTTTACTCTGAACTGTTCTGCGCCTTGAGAGCCATCATCATCGTATAAAGCATACGATCAGACTCCTGCAGCAACACGCTAGGTGCGATACCGGTGGCAACAGCCAAAGAGGCTATGAACCAGTGTTCCGACTTATCGCCAAGAGCTATGAAACTTTTGGGTCTTCAGTGTCCGTAACCGAGTCAATGGTTTCAATCCACTGCTCGAAGGTAACGTTCGACTTCGAAGCACGAACGTCAGCCTTCCAAGCGAGCCAGCACATATCTTTGAACGACTCAATTTTGGTTGCCGGCAGATCATGTTCAAGCTCGAACGCAATCAGGTCGGCAGCGATAACACGAATGTCGCGCGTGGTTTCGTCTAGGTTGACGATGCGTAGAGTGGTTGCCATTGTTACGCGGTCGCTCTGCTGACGGTTCCGGTGATTGGCCAGGTAACCGAAACGGTTGACAAGTCACCAATGTTGCCCTGGACACCGTAGCCGTTGATTAGAACGGTGGCAGTGTAAGCAGGGTTAGATGACGAAACAGCCGTCGAGGTCGGAGTGATAACGATCGTGCCAACAGTTCCCAATAGTGGGTAAATGGTTGCATCGACAGCCGCAGCACCGAAGTCTTGGTTGAACTGAAGTTTGACAGAACCAGACTTCAGGCCTGCAACACGAGTCTTCCAAGTGTTACCGAACGAAGTGGTTTCAACATCGTTCACGTCGAACGACATTTCCACCTGGGTGAGCCACGAGCTGACGTTAGTGCCGTTCAGTGTGGTCTTGAAGTCTTGTGCTACGAATACAGCCACAATAATCCTTTGTTAGAGAGCGAATACTTGAACCGAAAACTCGGCACTCAAATAGTTGGTATCACCAATAACAACACTACCATAAGCGTCGAGGCTCATCATGGTTGAATCTGCCGCAACGCCGCCCAGTGTTCTATCGTTTTCCAACGCGTTGAGAACCGAGTAAGTGCCATCCGAGGCAACATACTGGTCAAGTTTATTTTGCGCATTACGCACGTCGGCGCGGCTCACAATCACCGTAATCTTGAACAAATATTCAGTCAGGCCTCGAGCAAATGCGCGCTGGTAATTGATTTTGTCCAGCATGATCATGGCTAAAGGTGGGTTAACTTGGTCAGGCAAAGTCGCGGCAACACGCAAACCAGGGATAGTTTGAAGGTTTGTTTGCAAACCCGAACGCAGTGCGGCAATCGAAACAGTCATTAGGCGTTGACTCGCATCTGACGGAATGGATCAATGAGCTGCGCAACATCACCGTCAATAGCACGGCCCACACGCATAACACCCATGTCGGAAACACCAGCAACACCCAAAGGTGACTCTAGGCGTTTGAACAGGCGGCTCGACTGAATGATTGCTGCGAACTTCACAGACTCGGGAACCGAAGACCAACCCCAACGACCGGTCACACGGATCAGGCTGTTCTCACCAAAGAACGGAAACAAGTAATGGCCTGTTGCTTTGATACCGGTGTAAGGCGTGTAGTAACCGTTAGCCAGGTTGTTCTTTGGAGTCAACTCATAGTCAGGGTAATCACCCGAGTTAGTCCAGTGAACGTCATACTGGTTCATCATCGTCGAGCTGGTGTCGAGCGAAGTGAACTCGGCAAGGTCATCAATCCAAATGTAGTAAGGATCGTTTGTGTTGAAATAGCGTTGCTCGTTTGCGCTGGAACCCAAGTAAAAGTAGCGGTTGCAGTAGTTGTCGATTAGTCGGCAGGCCGAGTTAATTGCGTTCTCGATCAGTGCATCGTCAATGGTGTCGGTGATTCTCAACGCTGCTTTTACATCGGCAACGGAGCAATAGGCGTTAGTTAATGCCACAGGCAAACTCCAAACTTAGTTGCTTCTATTTTACCGCACCTAGTAAACGCCCCAGAATGGGTTTCCACGCCTCGTCAAAGACCTTAGTGGAGTCATACTCCAAACCTTTTTCGCGTGCCTTCTCAGAGCGACCCTTGCCCTTTTGATAGGCATCCTCGAGCGCAGCGACAACACCCAAAACCAAAGGCATATTGAACCACGCTTTTTGAGGCGCATCCCACAAAGGTTGCCCTTCAACAGCCCATGAATCCTCACCCAACAACTCAGGAGTGGCTGCAAAGTTAGAACCAATCACCCTGGTTCCACACGCCTGCGCCTCAATCGTTGCCAAACCAAACCCTTCACCCAAGCTCGGAGCCAACAAAACATCCATGCCGGTGTAAAGCGCAGCAACAGTGTGCTGGTCAATGCCATAACGATAAGCAATAGGATC